GAATTAATATTCTCGATTTGAAAATCGCATTTAGGACACTTAAACATAAAAACCTCCGTAGCAAAAAGCCACAGAGGTAATTATAGTTAACTTTACGATTCGGTAAAAGACTTTTTCTAAAATTGCAAAACGCAATTGTCAAAACGGAGTGTCATTGAGATTTCCATTGGGCCGCCGTCTTCGTAGGTGACTTCGCCGAAGTTTGCTTCGGTGATGAACGCGCCTTTGATGTCCCAGAGCTCGACGACTGTGCCGACAGGGTCGAGGAGCTTGAGTTGAATGTCACGCTTGTAGAAGTCAGCGTAGCCAGCGCGACCGGAGACTGATTCAAAGTGCGTGCGTACCCATTCCATGACCTGTTGTGCACCTGATGGCGCAATTGGATCGTGCAATGTTACAGCGATCGTGCCGAACGAGGTCTTACCTGCGAGGTAGCGACGAGAGTTGATGAAGGGAACTTCAACTTCTTCCGTCGATATTGTAGGACGAGCTGTCGTCTTGATGATGTATGCGTCGATACCTTCAATCATGAGGATCCAACGGTTCTTGCGCTTTGGCTCGAACTTGTTTGGAATCATCGATGTAACGTCTAATGTCTCTGCGGCCATTGTTTATTCTCCTGTCACCTGTTTTAATTATGTGTTTCTATCGAAATTATCTTGTTTTATTATCCGCTCAATTTATTGAATTTAATTTGATGTCATTGTTGGATATTGTTGGCAACGACGAAGTCGAGGCTGACGAACTCGATGCTCTTTGTCGGTTGAACGAAGATCTTACCGCGAACCGTGTTGTTCTCGATGTCTGTCTGCGTCGTCGTAGAAGAGTCGATGATGACGCGGAATCTCTCGAGACCTGCGAGTGCCTGGATTCTCTGGAGTCTTGGTGTGACCGCCGCTGAGAATCTTGCGAGTGTGGCTTCGCGATTTTGTTCGAAGAGAATTGTGTTTGCAATCTCACGAACTTGACGACGAATTTCGATGAGGAGACGACGCACATTGACACGATCCAAGGCAGAAGCGGCAATTTGTAGCGTCTTTTGTCCCCAGATGACGATTCCTGATGCAGGATTCGTTCCACTCTTTGGCGCGCCGACGAATGCAATAAGAGGATTGATTCTCTCATTGTATAGAGCGTCGAGGTCTTCGTCCTTTAACTTGACGCGAGCTTCGAGAGCTTGCGTTGGAAGTGCGCCACGTGTGAAGCCTGCAGGTGCGAACCATGGATGTCCAACTGCATCGTTCAAGGACATTGCGCCGAGGACGAGAACAGATGGTGGCACGAACAAGTTACTTCCATCTGGTGCTGCGTAGTTAACGTCTGGGAAGTATGCTGCCGCAAACGAAGAGTCAACGGCACGATCTCGGAAGCTCTCAATCGTATTAGATACGTTAACGATCGTTAGATCGGAACGAACCTCGTCCTCTGCAGCTGTGCCATCTTCATCGTATTGCTCGATATCCATGATGTACAGGGCGTCGAAACGCTCTTCGGTTGAAACAGTCGCATAGTCCGTAACGATTGGATGACGTAAGCCAGGTATTGCCAAGAGCTGAATGTCAACATTCGTTGTATTCTTCATGATGTCAATTGCCTTGGTGTAAGCCTTGACATTTGGACCTTCATTGAGGAATCTACCATTTCCAAAGATCATGTCAGAAGAAACAGCAGCATTTGTGATATTCGTTTCGTCTCGATCGAAGATGTTGACCCCGTTGAATCCACCCTGCAAGAAGAGCGTGAACTTAGCGAATTGACGATTGGATGTCTCTGTCAAGTCGGTTGAAGTAAATGCGCGGGTCTTCGCTGCATCGTTTGCGCTGATGAGACCTGATCTAACGTAGACAGCCTGATCCCACTCACGTACATCGGCCTTCGTATTGGATCCTGTGACAACTTGAATGTGCTCAAGGCTGAATATGTTGTTGCAGAATCTATCTGAATCGAGGATGCCGTTAGCCGCGGTGTCCTCGACACCTGCGTTGTCTCCAACAATGACAGGCTTTTCGACTGTGGCGAAGTCAGGGAAGTACTTAGCAAAAGCTTCAATTGACTTGTTCTTGAGGTTGCTCGCATTTGGCTTTGCGATTGTTTCGATGTGCTCAAACTGTACACCCCAGTAGAACTTTGAATTGGCGGTTTCCGTCTCGCTGTCGACAACGCCGTCTGTAACTTTCTTGCGAAATGGAACAGGTGGTGTCGTCGCTTTGCGGAAGATGCTTGTATCAGACAAGCCGCCTCCGAGAGCGTTTTCAGTTGGTTCAGGCAAGGCTGGGAAGACAGCGGAACCTGATGTTACAAGATGCGCCACCCCACGGAAGCCCATTGGCAATGCTGAAGGATCCACGAATCCATTTTCTACGTCAGGATGAACTTCAACACGAATATAGTTTGAGTTATTCGTGTAGTTGCCTTCAATTACGACCTTTTGTTCTTCCACATCACGATCGAAGTCGTAATAAACGTGAAGATCGCCGATCACCTTACCGATATATCGAGTTGAAGATGGATTAAGATCGCAAACAAAGCTTTCGCCGGTCGCAATGAGCGACTGCGTAGAATCTCTATCATCAAACTTTCTAACCTTAATTGTGAAGGTTCCATACTTGTTGTTTGGATCGGAAGACGGCGTAATATTTTCGATTGATATCTTGTAAAGTGTTGAGATGTCTTGACCGGCATCCAGTGCATAAAGCTTGAATAAGTTGGTTGGTTTGCCACCAAACTTTTGTGATATGATCCATGACGTCTTCGCATGTGCGAATCTATCTTCAAAGTTTTCAAAGTTAGGTACTGTCGCTGTGCCGACATTGTATGCTTGTGATGAAGTCAAGAGGAATGCTGATGTTTCAGTTCCAGTTTTGCCAACATGCGCGTCGGCGCCTGCACCAAAGGTGCCTGAAAGCACGCCAGCACCTGTGACCACAGCGACCGAAGAATGAATATCCCAGTGCGTATACAGGTAGTGACCTGCTTCTTGCAATTTGAATGGGTCTTTGTTAAAGACATTTGAGAAGTAGTTGTTTGAAGATGGATCAAAAGAAGCAGTCAACACATTTGGATAATTGACATCAAGCCCATTGTGTCCATTGAGAAGAACAACGAAGTCTTGTTTTGATATTGAATTTTCTGTCAATACAACAGAACCAACAGTCGTTCCTTTTAATGACACTGATGTTGACCCTACCTGCGTTGATGTAGGTGCGGATGAATCAATGCCATTTAATGACGAAGATAATCTCAACAACACACCGGATGCAGCCATCAAAACACCACGAACGATTGGCACTGAGGTGGATGACTTTTGAAGTCCCGCGTCGCTGAGGTATGTTGAGCCAGCAGACTCTGACATCAAACAGGACAAAAAGTATGTTCTTCCTGGTTGACCATTTAGATTTGCATATGCATTTGTGAGAAGTGCACCTAAACTGCCTGTAGGCTGTTTTTCACCAACAACGAAGCCTGAGTGTGTGACAGATCCAGGATACGTATCTGACGCGCCTTGGCGCTTTAAACCATCACCAACGCCGAGGACGCGTAGATATGTTACCGCTTGCGCATTACGTAGCCATTCTAAAACAGCTATTGGACCGAAGTGCTTACTGTCAACCGATCCGAATTTTGCTTCGAAATCACTAAGTCTGCCGACCGTAATTGGTACGAATGCTGGTCCCTGTTTTGCCGTACCAATGACGCCCGCAGGGACACCAACTGGTTGTGCTGTTACAGGACCAGAAATATCTATTTCATCTGCCGTTACGCCTGCTGCGCCTAGTTTTAATTGTGCCATCTACGATGCTCCATTCTGCTAATCTAACTATTCAGTTAATTTCAAATTTCTCAAACGAATTGCACGCCGGCATTCGTAATAATGAAATCAATTGCAATGAATTCAATTGACCTTGTTGGTACGACAACGATTCTACCATTGAGACGGTTGAGATCGATATCTTCCTGTGTGTTGTTTGCTTCATTCATCACGACCTGGAATGCTTCGATACCTGCCTGTGCCTGTATCAAGCCTAACTGGAATACTGAGTCTGAAACGAAGCGATTGCGAACGGCGGGTGTATTCTGCTCAAACACCATGCGGTTTGCGATGCCGATGATAATTCTCTTCACTTCAAGGAGAAGACGACGAACATTGACGCGATCGAGAGCAGACTTGCTAACTTGCAATGTCTTTTGTCCCCAGATCACGAATCCAAGGCGAGGGAATGTTGCAATTGGATTGATACGTGAATCATAGAGGCGCTCGCGATCTGCAACATTCAAACGTACTGACACATTGATTACGAAGTCCAACGCAGCACGATTAAAGCCTGCAGGAGCAAACCATGGGTAAGACACTCTATCGTTGAAACCTAGTGCTCCTAACGCCGCGACGGTTGCAGGCACCTTGACTCTACGAACATTTGTCGTGTCATCAACAAATACATCAGGGAAGTATGTCGCAACATAGTTGTTGTCAATCGCACGTGCATCAAATGCATCGACTGTTTCCTTGACACTTGGCTTCGAGGTCGAATCATCGTACAATCTGTGAGCGCTGTCATTGTATGAAGGAATATCCATCAAGTGAAGTGCCAAACCATAATCGCGAACCTTCTTTGAAGTTATATCATTAATGTATGGCTCACGAATGCCAGGAATTGTTAGCACGTTAACTCCTACAGCGTATGGATCGGTCATGATGTCGACTGCTGTAATGTAAGATGCAACACCGCTGTTTGCCTTACCAGTTCCGTTGACGGCTGTGCCGAAACCAGAGGCAGTGTAGCTTGAAGCCGCGCCGCCCGTTGATAAAGCGTCTGCGTCGAATGAAACAGACTTGTCGTTTAAGCGACGTGAATCGCGATCAAGGAAGTTTGTTCCATCAAATCCACCATACATGAATGTTGTGAATTTTGCGAAAGGCGAGAAACGATTAAAGTTTGCTGCTGTTGTCTTGGCAAGTAGAGTCGCCAATGTAACACGATTTGTTACGACGCCGTCTGACACTGTGTAGTTATTGGAATCAGGACGTGCGTTTCTAATGTATGCGGCTTCTTTCATGTGGGCGCCGGCGGAACCTGTAACGTCAGAGACGGCAGAATTTCCTAATGCGACCTTGGCTAAGGTAAACTTGTTGCTGTTGAACAAGTCGATATTTGAGCCAGTGTGAAGAGCGTCGAGTTTCTCAATACCCATGAATTGCGTTAAAGAACCAAGAAGATTATTTTTCTCTGATATGACGTTTGGATTGAGAACTTCGGCAGCAAGGCTTGAAGCATTGCGTTCAAACTTGACACCCCAATAAAGCGATTGAAGTGTGACTTCCTTGGTTCCAGGATCACCGGCCTTCGTTGATGTTGTAGAAACCTCACCGCGAGTTACCTTGTAGCGGTATGGAATAGGAGGAAGCACAGAACTTGACAAGAAGTGATTTGCTGACAAACCAACACCACCTAAACGACCTGTGCCAGGAGCTGTGGCTGCAAGTGCGTTTAAGTTATTGTTCGTCTTTAAAAGTGCAGGACCGTGGAAGCCGAATGGCGCTGTATTTTCTGGAACCAATTTCTTGTCAACATTCTCCGCCATAATAACACGAACATACTTCGAATTATTTGGATACTTGCCCTGAGCAACAAGGCGACGTTCACGAGGATCGATTGCGTCGAAATGATAGTAAACCTTACGATCACCAATAAGCTTGGCGATGTAGTTGTCGGAGTCAGGATCCAATGTACAATTTGTGAATTGTTCTATGACGACAGGGTTAATGTCAGAATCGTTCCAATCACGAATCTGCAAGTTGAATGTTCCATACTTGTTTGTTGAGTCTGCCGACGCCTTGATGTTTGTAATAGAAATTTTGTAAAGTTTGTTTGCATATTCACCATCATCCAGCGCCTCAATCTTGAACAAATCATATTCAGTCTTTCCGAAAGGCTGTGAGATGAACATTGGCGTTTGCGGTGCTTTGAATCTCGTGTTGTAAGCACCGAAGATCTCACGGTATGTAAGGGTTGTGTCTCCGGAAGATTGATCAGTCAACGCAGAGCCGGAAAGAGTTGCAACGTAATTATCTGCAGCAACTTCTGCAACCTGCGAATCAACTGCAAAGTCTGCAGCAAGATAGTGCTGTTGTGAATAGAATTTGTCTGGGTCTGTGTTCAATACCTTCGCGAAGTAGTCGTCGGAAGATGGATCAAAAGACGCCGTTAGAATCTTAACACCAGGCTTACCTTCGTCATTAGAATATGTTGCCCCTAATGATGAAGAGATTAAAATCTTAAACTTTGGCTTGCCATTTACAGACTTTGCTTGTGCCTGATCATCAACTGCTGCGATGGCTGCGGCAGCTGGAACAGATTCATCGCCATCGAGAACGAAAAGCCTTGCTGTATTTGGCACCATGACCATGCCACGAATCAAGTTAACTTCGCTGCCAGCAGATACACCTTCGAAAGTATCGTTATCGCTGAACATTGGCATGCCATATGCTTCATTTGCAGAAAGTGTATGTTGTGCTGCAATAAATTGAACAACTTTTGTGTGACGAGCATCTGCAGCCGCAGTCGTTCCTCCTAACGAGAAACCTGCATTTTTTACAGTTCCTTTGAGAAGTGTATTTTCAAAGTCAATTAAAGATTCATTGGCACCTGCACCGAGGATTCTAAGATAGGTCAATGAAGTTCTGTTCTTTAAAAACTCATTAACTGCATAAGGTCCAAAATATTTTGTATCAAGATCACCAAATACGTCGATAAACTCACCGAAGTTTGCGACGGTCACAGGTACGAACGCTGGGCCTTTGTTGGATGGCCCTATGACGCCGGCTGGTGTACCAATTGGGCCGCCGGGCGCTGGTGCTGAAAGATCAATCTCACGCTCATAAAAGTTTGGAGATCTAAAAACTTGTTCGGACATTACGTTTCTCCTTCACTGTCGAATTCAATCGATAAATATCTTGCAAATCGAAACAAAACCAAAAATAGTGTTTTTGTTAAAGGGGGGTTTGTTTTATACCTTGGAATTCAGCGGCAGAATATACTGTTTCACCTGTCGACTCATTCACTGTAATGACTTTTACATACTTGGTGTCGTTTCCAAATTGAATTTTTCTATATTGACTTGGATTAATACCTCGTGGAAATGAAAGCAGAGCAGGATCATTTGCATCGATAACATTTTCTGCGTTCGTTGGTTGAATTGACTGCATGCGAAGACCAGGACGCCTCTGGTCAGGTCGTAGATTTGCTTGTTCATCGAGAGGCAGCGTTGGATCATCACTACCTAACAAATAATTATTTCCGAATTCTTCTGGGCCTGATCCGTCACCAACAGATCGTCCTTCAACAGCAAAGTTGATAATTGGTGAAGACAC